CGAAAAGCAAACAAGTTAATGCTTACAAGTCGTTTCCGGTTCCCACCAGTTCTCACTGGTGACGGACATGGAGAAAGTTCTTTTCTCCCCGCGGCCTCACTCCCATTCGGGAATGAGGCCTTTGCGCAGTGGGTCGGTGATCTGAATAGATTCACTGAATTTACTGCGCAGCCTATAGACAATAAGGCCGGGTTGTCTGTATGTAGTTTACCGCGTGTAAAGAGGAAATCATCTAGTGATGTAATCCTCCGCGATGGAATAAATAGTATTTACAGTGTTGCTGATATTAATTTCAGTGACACTGAGTCTTACGACGTTATTAATTGGTCCATACCGAAAAAGGTACAGAAAATGTGCTTTAGGGGTCTTAAAAGTATAAGGCCCCCGGTTAAGATTATTTCTAACGAGAAACAAGAAAATATTGTTTGTCAGGATGTTACCCGTGCTGTAATTGCGCAGTCGGTTCAGAAGGATCCTTCCTTGTCTGAAGAAAACAACGTCCCGATTTCTCCGCCTCATAAGAGCTCTGTACCCCCTGTGGTACTCCGGTCTTCGAGGCAAAAGGTAAAACTTGAGAAATTCCCAAATGAATGGAAATTGTCATTTGCTAAACTATATAAAAGTACGGTGTTGAAGGTGGCAGCTGCCACGCGACACCGGTCAGGAGGAAAGAAGATACCCCCTGATGCTATCACACTCATTTCATCCCTCATACTTCCCATTTTATCCTTTCTTGTTCACAAAATGAACAGGAAACCAAACGTGGGAGGATCCCCAAAATCAAAGGGGAATGCCGAATTCCAGGCATCACGAATCTTCAATAGGATGGTGACTTCAATGTCGCATTCCCTAGCTCGTATCATTCAAATGATTGATGATTCAAACCGTGAACAGGACTACATCAAATTTTGGAACGACCGGAACCTCGCTGAGGTCTTCCGTGACTCTAATCCGAAATTACCTATCCCTGATGTGTTCACGCCACCATTATACACTGGGTGGTTAAACAGATTTATAAAAAGAGCGATCGCTCAAAAGAATGTATCATTGATTTATTCCCTTCAGAAGGGTTCAAAGCAATCTTTTCCCACCTTGGGGAAGGTACGTTTTATGAAAACGATTGATGACCATAAGGAGATCCTATCTAAGGATCATGGCCTTGCGTCAGCAGAACTTGTGAATAAGATCCAAGAGACTGCTCAAAATCTAATAAACCACTCTAAGTACAACCCCTATCCCCACGCACCCGGTCATCGTTTTTCTCCTAGCAAGAGTTCATGCTTACAGAAATCGAGATCGAAAGGGGGGAATGTCGCACTAATGGCAAGGATGCCGCTCCCGTCGTTTAATTGTCTCTCCGTAAGGTTACGGGGAGAAGCCAATGACAGAACGCTTCCCTACTCGAAGCTGACGAGTCTTCACCACACCATAGAAAAATGGAGGTATGATAACTTGTCGTCGATGTTCAATTTGCTATCACCCGACAACGTCAACAAAACAATCTCACCCACTGAGGCATACAAAGGAATATTAAAACCCTGCGTACTGAGTCCCGATCAATATCCATGCGCGATAAATACTGTAAAAGTAATCGCGGTGGATGATCCTGGTAAGAAGAGGATTGTAACCGTTGGCGATGGCCCGTTGTATTCGGCCATTCAGCCGGATCAAGGTATAATGCTGGATATGTGGAAACAACACCCGTCATCTACTATGAGACATCACTGTCTACTTGAGAAAGTCACAAAAATGCAAGCCGAGTGTTCAACACTACCTTACTTTGCATCTGTCGATTATAAATCGGCTACTGATCTTCTTAAGTCCCATTGTTCGAATAATGCCCTATCTCCCTTTCTTCCCATTCTCCCTTCACCATCACTGGTCCTACGGAGTATGAGGTTCGGGTACGGTATATATCCGCTCGATGATTCACCATCACCTGCTTATGAGTCGGTCCTACTTAAAGATGGACAACTTATGGGTCACCCACTCTCGTTCCCTCTTCTCTGTATCATCAATTTGTCAGTATTTCTATTGGCTTGTGATAAGTATATTGAAGAGAAAAGATGTAGAGTTAGAGTGACCGAGGTTCGAATGATGAAGAAAAATGTGATTATCAATGGAGATGATATGTTGTTTAAGTGTCAACGACGGTTCTATGAAATATTCGAACTATGTGCAAATGACGCCGGTTTCATCTACTCTCCGGGAAAGAATTATCTTTCACCTGAGATGGCTATGATTAACTCCCAAGTTTTTGTCTTGTCTAAGCATGGCAAGGTGTCTCGAAAAGGATACCTTAACCAAAAATTAGTACTCAAGAATATAAACCAGGAGAAGATCACCCCAACTGAGATGGCCGAGTCACTCAACACAATGTTTAAATTTTGTTCTTTTTCTCGCAACACACTTCCCTTATCTTTATCCCGTTTCCGCCACCGCAATTTTTCGTTTAGAGGTTTTGCCCCTAATTGGTTCCTCCCCCTCCAATTCGGAGGTCTAGGAATCCATCACGAACATGCGTTGGAGCCGATCTGCGTCACGCCGGCACAACGGAAAATGGCGTCTTATTTTTTCCAAAATCCCTCTTCCGCATTATATTGTTTTGTTCCTACCGTAAGGGAGGACTTGACATCATATGCGAAGGCATTTAACAGTTTTGAATTCTGTCATCCGGATGTTCGAAGGCCCATTGAGCCTAACGACCCCTGGTTACAGAAATCCTGTTATGCCATGTTTTACCATGACCCTACTGGGCTTGGTTATTCGGAGATCGAAAAGTTGGAATTAGAAAAAAGAAAAGAAGAAGAGGAGAAACTACTTGCGAAAAGAAAGGAAGAGAACAAGAACCCTGTTAATCCTTTGGACAGAATTAAAAAGATAAGTCTGCAGTCTCGCAACTATCGAAAAGTGAAACCCATGTTGCTTAACACGCTCCATCAGGTCTGGGACCATCGAGTAACATCGAGCGACCCTCCACTCTGTCCACCACTTGGGACGTTACCCAAGTATCCCCCGTCATGGGGAAAAAAAATATGACACGGGGTTAATTACTTTAAATCTCCCAAAACGGTAGCCAAATAAATCAACAAAGATGTGCTTGAAAGAAAGCAGTCCCTTTAGTTGCCCTTCAATGAGATTGAGGCAATATTTAGATTGATGGTTCTAAGATTTCCGTGCTAAGTTGTCATATCTGTTTGACATAAATGCCGAGAGACTGCACGGGAGAGCAGCTAATGTAGTAATTGATGTACAGTCCGGTTTGTTACCGTATCCCGTATAACATATGTCTATGAGAAATGGACGTATCCCGGCCCCTGGCCCACGCAGAAAAGCGAAAACAAATCAAAAGAAGAAGAGTGGAAGCAGTCCATTCACCCGCACCGTCTCAGCCCCTGTGGCGATGGCTCAATCCCAATCGTTTGTTGGTAATTCTACGTCGATTTCATCGCGTAGGATTACTAATAAGGAATTGGTATCAACGATCATCGGGAACAACGGCCCATTCGGAGGAGTAGGAGGAACAACCTCCATCATCCTCAACCCTGGAATCCCTCTCTCGTTTCCCTGGTTGTCGGTACAAGCAGCACAGTACCAACAGTATCGGTTTCATAAATTGATCTTCCGTTATGTGACCCGTAGTAGTACGGCACAGACGGGATCGATCATTATGTCTCCGGACTACAATTCTACTGACCTGCTACCCACTAGTGAAGCAGAGGCAACAAACACCCAAAATGCCGTTGAAGGTGTCACTTGGAATCAATTGGACTGTGTCCTTGATCCCCGTGCCATGTTCCCTAACGGTCCTCGTAAGCAGATCCGAACACACGTTCAATCTGGTGACCCACAAACATATGATGCCGGAAGGCTCTATGTTTTTAATTTCGACAACACGATCGTATCCGCGGTCGGTAAGCTATGGGTTGAGTATGATGTGGAACTTTTTGTACCACAATCATCCTCTCTACAAGCCATCCGACCTACCGGAACGAATTTCTTTACGCGCAATACTGACCAGCTTTTGGTCACTACTGTTGCGTCTAATGTATCGTTCGATGACGTCACTACAATTGTTGGCCAGAATGGCTTCAACCCCTTACGATGCTCCTTTAACCCCGTCGTCGGAAATTTTGCCAGTATTATCCCTCTTGCAGGGTCTTACTACTTTCAGTTCTGTACATCTGTACGAGCTGTAGGTGTTGGCGGAACCTTACAGGTTCTTTCCCAGATTTTGGTTAACGGTGTTGCCGCCCCTATTGACGTTATCTCCTCGTCGAGCACGGATTTCCTCCCTGCCGGCCTTGGTGTCGTCAATGTCACTATTGATCAGGTGATCAACGTCATTGCTGGCGACATCATAACTGTTAGCATTACTGCAACCAGTCCTGGTGTTATCAATATCAATGGCCGAGGTACCTCACTGATTATGACTGCCGCCTAAATCTATTCTTTTTGTCGACCCGACATTAAATGGTCGTCCCAGCTATGAGCGACGTGAAACACAGCCGGTTAATTGTTCAACCGTTATCCCTTAATAACCAGGGAATACAATTGTGTGATTGATACTTTACTACTTACATATTGTCTAGGTGGTTATGGAATTGGATTGTTTACAGGTGATGATTTTGTCGTGAAATGGTGAGTACTGATGTTATACAACTGACATACGGGAATACCTAACTAACCTTTACATCATATGGATTATCTACGGACGTGACTACCTAAAAGGCATTGAGCTCCCTACGGGGAATACAATACACTAACTATTATACTAAGGACCATGAGGGCGAGGATCGAATAGAATTCACTCGCTTCATGGTAGTCTAGCAGTCTCCACTACACTGTATGTGATGTTACAGTGTCGCCCTTTGGGCGTAGGTGGAACCATGTTCTGCTACCTTCTATGGTGAAACTCTCTACTTGAGAGGCTCGGGGATTGTTGTCCGAACCAATAGGTGTTCGATTAATAACTAATCAAAC